ACACTGTCGCCCATACATTGCAGTAAAGCGGCTTTGAATTCCGGACAAAATGCGCTTGAATTCCGGACGGGAATAAACGCATAAATGTCTTGAATATCGGACAGGAATAAACGCTACCAATTGCGAATAATTAACTCCTTTGCTGCTTTAACATTCTTCGCGCCACCTACCGTGTAATTAATCCCCACACTCTCCATCGTTAAACCATCAAACGCCTGTCTCATTTCGGGAATATCGTTAACGGAAATAATCATCTTGCCAGCGATAGACTTAGCCAACGTAGACATAACATCGTATTGTTCAAGATCGAATTCCACACCGTAACCTTCAGTGCCCCAATACGGTGGGTCAAGATAGAACAATGAATGGGGCCTGTCATAACGCTTAATACAACCATCCCAAGTTAAGTGCTCAATATACGCCCGCGATAACCTTAAATGAGCTGCAGACAACTCCTCTTCAATTCGCAACAAATTTAGCCTGGGCGCGCTTGTTGTCGCGGTACCGAAATGCTGGCTAGTCACCTTGGCCCCAAAGGCCATCTTTTGTAGATAATAAAAGCGGGCCGCCCTTTGAATATCCGTCAACGTTTCTTCAGGTGTTGCCTTCAGCCAGGCGTAAATTTGTCGGCTTATTAACGCCCATTTAAACTGCCTTACAAACTCCTCCAAATGGTGTTTAACAACCCTATAAAGGTTGATCAACTCACCATTGATGTCATTTAGCACCTCAACGTCAGAAGGCGCTTTCATAAAGAATAATGCCGCGCCGCCTGCGAACGGTTCTACATAGCATTGATGCTCAGGGAACAAAGGTAAAAGGCGTTTAGCCAGGCGGCGCTTACCACCGACCCACGGAATGATTGGAGTTGCCATGTTAAACCTCATTGTTCGATGCTCTTGGCATTCTGAATTAGAGGCTCGGTGGCCTTCAGTTGATTTAAATGCCCACAACGTGAGCACTTTATAGATAGGCGGGTAAATTCCGCTTCTGCTAATTTTTTACAGCACTGCTTACAACGCACAACTAACATAATTGCTACTCTGCTCTATCCTTAACATCGCTGTGTACACAGTGCGGTGTCTAGGCCAAACGCAGGATCAAGCTGCCGATGGTGGCCGTTGAAAGTGCACTAACACTAACAACGGTCACACCGTTTTTTACCTACCAAACAACTGCTTCAAGCGCGACCAAATCATCGCCTGCAGCCGCTAACGCAGCCATCTTAGTATCTAAATGATTGAGCGAATCAGTAATGTGCGCATCAACCGCTAAACCCACCGCGATAATTTGCGCAGCCGTATGATCGACCCTTGACCAAACACCCGCAGCATCTTGGCACTTGAACGAATAAGGCTCACCGCTGGCACCCAGCGCCTGCGCTTTAGCAAATCGTGCTGATAAAAAATTTTGGTCGTTGCGAGTTGATGGGTATTTATGCACGCTACCTAACGCACCGCAATCGACACCCGCAATAATTTGCGCTTCGCAAGCCTGGCTAAGCTGTGAAATTTTTGCACTACGTACTTTAACGGCGTCGAGTACCCAGTCGATACCACCCCATGAATGCAATGCACTTGGCTTTTTAATGGATGTAAATCCAGATGGCAACGGACCGAGATCGGCATGATCAGATGGGATACCCGTTGCCGTGTCATAAATAGTGCCGCGATGGTCTGCAACATTTAACCAATCATTGTTTGTTAATACAGGCCATGTCCCAGCAGTAAATATAGGTTTTTTAGGCGACGATTTTTCCGGCGTTATGTAATCCCCAGGAGACTTTGGGTTTTCCTGGGCATCGTACTCGCAAGTAAATTCGTTTTTACTATTATGTAAATAAAAAGTTTTCAAAAGCCCTCCTTAAAATGAAACATAAAATTTTACACGGCGACCAGCAGCCAGGTTGTATGACCCACCCGTATATGATGTTGCGGTACCCAGCACAGTAGAAACACCAGCATCCCCCTCATCAGAGCCATCATGCGTTAAACCCTGCCCAGCAAATGTCAACCGGTTAAACATTAGATGAGCATGCGAAATAACCTGACCTACACTCAACGCCCCCACCACACCAGCACCTACAGCAATCGCAGCAAGCCCATCTTCAAAAAATGGCAGCCCAAACGTTGACGCACCATCGCCTGCACCCCATACAGTACCTATCGCTGCAAATAAATCCGCATACGTAGATCGAGAAACATTCATGACTACAGTAGCGAGCTGCAAATAATCACCCACCGGAGCCCCTCCGCCCGCAAACGCAATTACTTCGCCAGCAGGCCGCTTTGGTACTACGATTACACCCTTCGCTGGATTATTTAAAACCCACTTATCCAACGTTAAATCATATTGCAACGATGCCCAATAGCCCGCCCCAGCAATATCCCCTACAGCTATTGGCAAGTTGTTACCCTTGACAATTGTTTTAGCAGCAATAGTCCCGTTATTAGGTGTAAATGTTGGCGTAGTTGTTGTATTAGCAGCCAAGCAGCGCACATACAACACCATGCCATGTGACGCCGCCAAATCTGTAATGGCCGGGAAAAATCCAGCCACAATGGCATTGGCAGAACCCACAACACTGGCATCAGCAATTTTATAATCATCAAACTGCACAGCTGTTTTAGTCGCATAGTCACCAGCCGGATTAATGGATGCGAATTTGGCTTGTAATGCCTGTAGCAACTGGCTGTTATCTGCTTTACTTAGCGCCAAGCCCGCCCACTCAATGACGTTGCTTAACTCCATCTGCAACGCATTCATAAAATCGGCAGTAATTTCCGTAGGGGGGCGATTTATCAGCGCATCCTCCATTACAAACATGTGCCCGAGATGCCCCGCGCCATCAATCTTGTGCATAGTTAACCTCTCCACCGCTGCCGGTGATGTCCTCAAACCATAAATAAACATGCGCTTGCTTAAACGCTTTAAGTACTGCCCATAACAAACGGGGTGGCACTACGGAGCGGTAATAACGCACTCGTAAAATATAACGGCTCCGTGAGCTAAATAAACTGCTGCCGACCGTACTACCTACCCGAAACGGCCCCACCAAATGATCAACTTGCACCAACGGCACCGGAAACGTTGTCGCGGGTGCGGCACTGCTCCAAAGCCTATCTCCAACGCAGCTACCTACTGCAAACATCTTACGGGGCATAGCCTCAGCGATGCCCGCAACTGCTTGATTAGCCACTTGCCGATAGGTGCTGATATGCCAGTTGGCAATAGTTGGACGATGGGTTTCGACGGCATTATCTAAAACAGCCTGTGTTGCAGCATCAACGCGAGCCAACTCTTGACCGGTGCCCTGCAGCATCGCAAAACCAACGCCGCCGTCGGGCCAGTCCCACGCCGCGCCCGGTGGCAACAAGGCTTTTAGCGCCTTGGCATACTCATCGGCATCATGCGGATTGATCTGCATCACGACCACTGCACCGGATTGAGTACAAAAAGCTCGCCCGGCCCAACAGCTATGTCAGCCAGCGGTAACAGGCGGGTATATTGCTGGGTAACTGTGGCAATGGCTGCATCAATCTCCGCCATTGTTAGTTGTGATGTCTCAGTAGCCTCGGATAATACTAATGCCTGCAGCGCGGCTGAAATAGCTGATCGATTAGCGCCGCTATCAAAGCCCGGCAATAAGGCAATCATAATATCGACGGCTTTTAAAAGTGGGCTGGTGACTCGCCAGTCGGCAGTCGCCGGGGCAATGCCATTAAAATAGCTTGCAACAGCGGCTAATACCGCCGGGGTTGGCAGGCGATCAGTCAAGCCATTGCAAATAGGCCGCACAACGACAGTGCCTATGCCTAAAACATGCGGTTGTACCAGCGCGCCGGTGACAGATGGATGGGCCGTTTTAGCCCAAAATCGATAGTCTTCAGCTTTGCCGGATCGTCCACCGCGTTGCACCATCACGCGCCACTCATCGGCGACCCGCACCCGCCATGCTTCCAGCGTTTCTTCAGCCGCTCCGCCGGTTAATCCAGAGCCATTAACAGTCAATGTGCTATTAACACCCGGTACCGGATCTACTAACGCTAAAGTTTGGCCCGCCAGCAAATTACCGGCTGCACCAGGGGTAAGACAACGCACCGTGGCCGCAGTAGACCCAGCACCCAACGTTACTGCCGCCAATACCGTGTAATCCAGCCCGTTTTGGCCGCGCAATAGTGTATTAGCCAGCAGATCAGTCCCTGCGGTACCGGTAGCCAATACCACACCGCTGGCCAATGAGGCCGCTAATCGATCCACGCCATATAATGCCGCCCAATCAAACAAGCGCTCCAGCTCACACGTCAGCGGGCTGCACTGCGCATCAATCCAATCTAAATAGCCATGCTGACTATGACAGGCCCGTGCCCATGCCGCAGACAACGGGACGCGCAATACCGCTGGCATAGCAGCCAGATCGGTTTCAATGCGGGTTTTTAATGCGTCGTAAGAGGGGCGGGCGTAAATAGTCATAATGCCGTGCTGAATAAAAACTTTGTGCCATTGTGCAATCCAGCGATGTCTATAAACAGGCTGGAAACGCTTCCCGGCGGGGCGAGTCGCTCTGTGACAACAACATCGGATAACGCCGGGCTGTGACTTTGCAGGGCTTGTTGCACCATGTTTAGCGCCTCACGTCGAGCGGCCGGGCTTAACCCTTGTCTGCGCACATGCCAAATGCCGCACCCCGCGTCAGCATTCGCCCACCAGCCGCGCCGGGTAAATCGGTCAGGGGCTCGGTTAATAGGTGCCTCAGCATCGGTAAAAAGCACTGTATATATAAGAGTGGCTACCGCAGTATCGGTGTCGGTTTGCACTGGATCAGCAAACACCAGGTCAAACACGCCATTATCAAATTGCACTAAATTCAGCATTTAATTAACCCCGCTAGTCGGTGAGCCAGCCGCCGCGCTGGTGTGGGTATGGGTATCACTGACGTTTTTACCGTTAACGGTCAGCCCGCCGATAATCTCAACATCGCCGCCCACCTTCAGGTTTTGTTTAGTCTCTACCAGCGGGCTATCAATCAGCACTTTCGTAGTCGCTTTAACCTCAATATTGCCATCACGTTTTATGGCCACATAATTGCCCTGGTCATCATGCAGGGCTACCTCGCCGCCGACCAGGTCCATTTGATATTGCTTATCGCCCACCACTAACGCCACACCATACGAGCGATCACCAGACGGAAACACGATATACGCCTGACAACCCGCCAATGGCCTGCTGCTAAAGCCGTAGGGCTCAACCCGGCGCACGTTGTTTAGCACCTCGCCATCCAGCACTTTTACTTGCACTTTGTCAGCGCTTACCAGTGTGGCCACACCGTGGCCAATCATTAATTGCAGCCTATTCCAAATCTGTCTCATTTTTTCACCCGCTTTTTGCTAACGCCTTTCTTGCCGGTTTTTTTAGCATCGCCTTCAAACGCCTGGCGGTGCATTACCTGCAATTGGGTGGTCGTGCCGTTGTGGTCGTCCTGGGTAAAACTACGCTCACCGATTAAAAACACACCGTCGATACCCTCTTCAGGGATGATCACCCGCACTTGAGTATTAATCGCCCACAGGCCACCTGCATGCGTCCAGCCCACCACATCCAGCTCGATGCGGTGCGCTCTGGCCAGACGGCGATTACGCTCCAGCAACGCGCGCCGATCACTGCCGCCTTGGCCTTGGCCATAACGATCGGCAACAATCTGCATCGGGCGATAATGGGTAATCCCTTCGTCTTTTACTTTGCCATTGATGGCTACATCGTTTTCATAGTCATAGCCCTTAACCCAGTATTCGGAGTGCCGGAGCTTAAATTCATCAACTACGTCATAACGCTTGATATGCACACCATATATAAGAGTAGCGACCGGCGCGGCATTAGTCGGCGGCGTTAATACCAGTCCGCCATCTGGAGACGGGTGCAATAGCATGTTAGAGGCCCGCGCGGCATTAATCAGCGCGTTGGCAGGGGCTTCAGATTGCATGGCAAAATCAGGCACCACCGCCGTATCACCAACGATCTTTACAGGCACTTTAAACGCGCTACAAAGCTTGTTCGCAATCTCGCCCAGCTTTAATCCGGACAGCGTTACCGAGTATTGGCTGTCCACCAACTCGCGGGCCAACGAGCGCGCATCAATGCTAATGGTATGGCTGTTGGCATCAACCGACCGGCGCACCACATCAGGCCGCACCGTGGCCACCAACACCCCATCAATCAATACCTCAACGACGGTGCTGGCTGACAACCCCAATGACTCACCGGTACCAGGGCGGGTAATCGATAGCCGTACCGTCGCGCTCATATCATCAACCGACTCACTAATTGACACTTTTTGCCAATACCCATAGCGCTTGCCATTAAACCGCAACTCAACCATTGACGCGCCCCTGCATAAATAGCGGGTGCCGCACGGCGTTACGGGCTAACAACACCGCCTCATCAACCTCCAGCAAATGCGCCAATAGCGTGGCAGGCAGGGGGTTAATCACATCGCGCACCACGGCCGGGTTTAATTCTTGTGCTAACAGCGCCTCACGCAATGCAGCGCGGGCATCCACCGCCGCCTGAAATACTGCATCGGGCAGACTAGGCAACAATGCCTCAAAAGCAGCATCGACACTGGCCAGGGCTGCGTCTCTATCCGCCTCAGAGCGGTAATCAGTCAACGCCACTTGCGCTGCCGCCATCACTAACAAACGGCTTTGCAACGCTGATTGTTGTTGTAAATTACGCCGCACTGCACCGTCGGTTAGTCCAGCGGTAACAGCGCTATTAGTCGTGGCCAGCGTGCATAGCCGCGACACTACGCGCGGCCGGTCGGTATCAGCAACATCAACATCGTCGGCACTGGCACCAAAGCTGTTCATCAGCCCACGCAGTGCGTTGGCATACGCGCCTGGCATGCCCATTAGCGTGCCGATATCGCCTTTAATGCCGGTGATCACCCCCATAATTTGCTGGGCATAGGTCAATGGCAAGCTGGCAAGGGCAATCACCGTGCGCACTACTTCCAGCTGGCGTTGCACGGCGGCGATAAATGCTGTCATGCCGTCGTCGTTCATTTCCTCCGGATTAAAATCATCCTCGGCCGCATCACCAAGCACATGCGTGCGATCGACAGCCACATCAACCTTGTCAGGCTCAACCCCGAATGGCTGCTCGCCGCCCGGCACAAAACTGATAGACAACGTGCAATAACCGTTTTTATCGCTGGACTCAGTCCGCGACCATTGCTGAGCACGCACCCATAATTGTCCCAACCAGGGATGCGTCAGCCAGGCCGGGCCGGATTCGTTGAGCTTGGCTAACAGCCCGTTGCACTCCAGGTCATACTGCGGGCCGGTAAAATAGGCGGTCAGTTGATACTCGCGGGCCTTGCCGCCCATATCTTCAACCAACGGATCTTCTGCACCTGGGTACTCATGGACAACTAAACGGCGGCCATATTTGGCATCATGGCTATCGGTGCGAAATTCAAAGCCCCGGAAAGAGGCCGTGGCCCAGCGGTCTTGATAGGTTTGCTCAGCCATTAGCCGGGTGCTCCTGTGTGGATATTGCCGGTGTTAGTCGTTAAATCGACACCATCAGACTTAGTTGATTGCTGCTTTTGCACCAGGCCGGGCGCTAAATCCACGGTGATCTTTATCTCGGCATTTTGCTTTTTTGCCCAGTCGGGCTTGATCATGCTGTTGTTGGGGTTTTTGTCGCTATTGAATAGGTTTTCAATGGCGCTATAAATCGGGTAAACAGTGCTATCTAGGGTTTTGTTTTTATCACCGGAACCCCATTGCAGAGTTTTATCAAGACCAGGGCGGATAAATTGATCAATAACACTATACGCACCACCATAAACAGCAAGCGGAGGTGCAACTTTAGAAAATATGCTGGCTCCAGAGCCGACAACTCCAGGAAGACTGGCCTTGCCGCCACCCAATGCTATTGACGCCAAACCAGCAGCTCCAGCCAATGCAGTCAATCCGGTAGTTGCTAAAGTAGTGCTACCAATAAGCGCGGGATATTTAGCTGACAACTCAGAAAAATTATCTGCCAGCTTACCGATGATAGGCGTCAAGGTATCGGCTGCTGTATTCTCGCCCAAATCCTTAAGCTCGCCAGCACGCCTAACCTTAAACCCCGGTTTGGTTTCCATATAACCAAAATCATTACCAATACTTCCAGAGCTTTTGGCAATGGATTCGCTAACTACCTTGCCGAAATCTAAATCCAGCGAGCTAATCATGCCGCTTTTTGCTTGTCTATCCTGAAAGTATTTGCCGAGCGCCTGACCACCTGCCATGCCGTTTAACGCTTCAATAGCTGCATTATGGTCATCTACGTTTTTCGCTGACTTTAGCTTTTCTAGCGCGGGTTTTAGATTGGGGTTTTTGGCAACTTCACTGCTAATCACCTCTTTCCATGCTGTTAAGGGATCGATGCCGCTCGCCTGTTTTTGCATCAGCATTGTTGCCAGATCGCCCCGGCCTGCTTTTTTAAAATCTTTAGCGGTATCGCCCGACTGTAACTTGTCCAGCGCATTGGCAACATTATTAGCGGCCTCGCTTGAAGATCCCGACTTAGCTCTGGCTTGTTGTAACCAAACTAACAGCTTTTTATAGCCGCCTTCGCCTGTCAAACCTGCAGCACGGGCGGCTGGTAAAAGTGCCGGCAACTCTCTGGCCATGTCAGGCATTTCAAACTGCCCAGCTTTGCCCGCACCCGCGCCTTGCTCGACCATGCGTTTGGCTTGCTCTATGTTTTTAGCAAAGCCGCTAGACATCAAGCTATTCAGCATGTTGGCAACATCATTACCCGCCGCGCCTTGTCCGGTAGAAACCTTGGCAATAAACGGCAGCAAATCGAGTTCATTAGCCGCGCCGCCCACTTGGTTGCCAGAGCTCAACACATTTAGCGCATCCAAGGCTGCATTTTTAGTCATGCCGTTTTTTACGGCATTAGTTATACCGGCACGCATCGCATCTTCGCCCTGTTTTTTACCGGCATAGTCATATTCGGCGTACATCGTATTAGCCCGCAAGGCTAACTGCTCCTCAAAACTCATTGCCTCCATCACTGGCGCTTTTAATGTATAGGCGGCAGCTGCTCCACCAAGCGCTAACGCACCACCCAACCGCAAGCGACTTTGTGTTTTCTCAAACTCCTTAGCAGCCCGCGCGGCTTTTTCTTGCTCATGGGTCAGCTTGCCCATTTCATTTGTTAGGCTGGTGATTTTGCTTTTGGTTTTATCAGCGGCGCGGGCCAAGGCCGCTTGGCTCATCGTGCCGGAAGCTTCAAGGCGCTTATAGGCGCTTTCGGTTTGTTTAATTTCGCGCTGGATAGTTTGCTCAGAGCGGATGCCTAGGGTTTCGCGGGCGTGGGAGAGCTTTTCGTAACTGCTACGCTGGCGGGTATTGGATTGGGTAACGGCAGTTTCGGCTTGCTTAGTCGACTTCTCAACTTCTTTAGCATATTTAGTAATGCCGGAGCTTGCGCCCTTATCAACAAACTTGAGCCGGACTTCGACATCGGCGGCGGCATTAGACATAAAAAAACTCCGGTGACTGGGATGTAACCGGAGTTTATTGTTTTTGGCGGGGAATTGTTACGCGGGAACTGTTTCCCGGTAGGGCCATCTGGGGATTTATTGGAACTCTCGACCATCCATGCTGGCAGCCAGTTTTGCCCATAAAAACAGCTCTGTTAACGGCAGAGCCTTCACCACCGGCAGCGGCTGGTTCATTACTTTCGTGACCAGCCCAACTGCCGTGATGATACGTATCACTTTTTTTCGGCGGCCTGCTCGGGGTTTTCTTCCGTTCGTGGTGAGCCCGTCGAACCATCATCAGGATCAGCATCATCAGCAATCAACATCGCCTCGGCAATCTTTTCTGCAGCCCGATAATCAGGGCCATGCAGCTGCTCAATCAACGCCTCATCCGTGCCGGTTAAACTAGCTATCAACGCAATCCGTTGTGCTACCCCGCCGCGCTTGTCGAAAGACAGGTAATCAGCTGCGGTGGTGTAGTCACGGAAGCTCAGCTGGTCTATGGTTTTTTTGCCGAAGGTTAGGGGGTGTTTTAGGGTTAATTTATTCATCATTTAAATCCAAAATTTACTATGTGCCTAAAACTTACCGGCTGACACGATTAGATTATCAAATGCCTGTCCGTTAGTAGTTGGGATTTGTATCCCAATCGGTGTTAGTCCTACTAACGTCGTGTCAAAAATTGAGTCAACAGGCAAATCGTTAATGTATACCGTTATCCATCCGCCGTTACGCTCAACAGCAATAACATCGCCCGTTACTAGAGGAGCATTGTAAAGATACCACGTGTTTGGAGCTACAGCTGTGCTGCGCCTTAAACACAAATATGGATTGACTCCGTAATTTGTTCCCAATTTCCAATAATTATTTATATCAAGATAGTTAAAAACTAAATTAAATTCGCCGCCGATATTCCCGCTAAGTTTTACCTCTGCATAAAAATCGCTTACGCCAGGGTCTATCGTACATAACGCGTTTCCTGCAGTAGCTTGATATGCTTTATTTCCAGATATACCCAGGATTGCCGTCCATTGTTGAGTCCATACATGACCACTATCGCTTGTGCCTAATGTAGTTGCGCTATCAGCTCGGTTAAACGAATCATATGCAATTGCGCCGCCAGGCTTTACTTGTCGATTTACCATGTCTCTTATCAACGCCCGGCGAAATTTCTTATTATTTGCTGTTGTTGATGCTATAGATTTTTGGACAGCCCACAGAAATGCCGGCGATGACCCCTGCGCAACAATAGCTCCTATTCTAGAGAGGCATAGCAACGCTGTTGTTGCGCCAAAATCGGTACAAATTGGGGTAAAAGCGGGTTTATACCAATTACCCCCTGCTGCCGCACCAGGGTATTGAGAAAATTGATTAACGCTAAATTTAGTACCTCCTAACGGCAGATTGGCAGTAAACAAAGTTCCACCACCGTTGCCTTGATCTTGTAACATCCCAATAATTTCGCCTTCCCTGGTCGCTATAAAATGTCCATGCCACCAACCGAACCCTCTTGGATGCGGTACTGTTTGCAATACACCTGCTGACCACACGCCCGTGGTTGGGTCACTACTAGCATTTTCAGTTAAATATATCCCTGCGCTACCCGTAGCAACAAAATAAATCATCTGCCACTTATTAGATTTGTTATTCCAAAAAACAGAGGGGCACATAGGCACTGCTGTTGTTAAGTTTGTACCAAATGCTAATGCTGGTGTAGACCAAGTCGCTCCATCTGTTGATTTAGATATATAAATGGCCGAATTATAACCACCCGCAGTACCGCCCGCCCCCCCCCACGACCATGATGCATATAATGTTTTACCGTCTTTAGATACTGATAGTGAGCCATCTCCAACATTACCAACCTCCGCCGTAAACAGCGGATTAGTCACCCCAGGGGCTGCAATCCAATTATCACCATCATTGCTGCAATAAATACATGGCGTCTCTTTGTTGGCGGCTGATCCAGGATAGGGGTTTGCACACGCCCAAAATTTATAGCCTGCAAAACCTGCTGGGATATAGACAGGTACTAAATACACATGCTCTTTTGACAGCGCTGGATAATATGGCGATGGAAGGTTATCCATAAATTTTAACGGCTCATCTATGGATAGATTATGTATATCAAAAAATTGCGGAATAGGTGATAGGTTTGTATTTATATTGCCAACATCACTCCAAGTACTCCCATCCGATACCGACAACACCCCGCCGATCTGACAAATCCCCACCCCAAACTCTGCAGCTGTAGGGCGCTTAATTAACGCGCTATAGGTCCTGACTTTAGTGGGATTATCCTCATTAATCGTTACGCCAGAACTGCCCCCTGGATCGGTATCGCTCGCCTGCAAAAACGGGTCGGCAAACAGGGCGGCTCGGGTAGGTGCATCAACATCGACAGACTGCCAGTTGGCAGTAAACACAACACCAACGCGCACATGCTCAGAGAGCTGCGATGACGGGGTAACGCGGACGTAAACGATGGCCATGATAGTTACCCTATGCGCTCAGATGTATTGCTCATGATGACGATTTTGCTCTCGCCATCGCCAAACCCGACCGGCTCAGTAACAAATGCTTGCGACATCATGTACACCGCGCCATCTGTTAACCGGATTGTAATGTCCTCGTTTTCAATGGCATTGATCGCATCCATATCGACACCGGCTTGCAGATTGATATTTAGCTCCAGCTTGGACGGCATGGATGAGGTCAGGTAGCCGCCATCTTCCGGCAGTCGACCCGGCTTGTGGTCGCGTTTTAGACCGCTGGGTGTAAATGTACCAGGGCTTGCAGCCAATGGCAGTTTGCCCAGTGAGGGCACCGACACGGTGCGGATATTGTTTAATTGAGCCATGTGTAAATCCCCTTAAAATCGTCTTTAAATCTAATTTGTATACCCTTCGACAAGCTCAGGGTGAACGGTTAATCGCGTTCGTGGTGAGTTGTGAGCTTGTCGAACAGTCGAACCATGACCGCTACACCGATTTTAAAAACTGCGCGCGGCCAGCCAAGATATAAAATGGCGATAACAATATCGGCGTATCTATATAGTTAAACCGGCTGGGGTTGAGCGGGTCTTGCTCGACAATCAGCGTCGATTTGTAATACGCGTAGTTTTGCACCCAGCCGAATTCTTGCAGCAAGGTGTGCTGGTATAAGCTCAGCAAAAACGCCTTGACTGAGTCCTCGGTCGTGATACGTAAGCCGGGCCGATAGCCCTCGTTGGTTTTTGCCGCTGCCGTGCCAACAAATTTTTTAATCGCGCCAATGCGCTGCTCGTAACGGATGCGCTCAAGTACTTCCGGCGCGTTAACATCCAAATAGGCATCGTCCGCACTGCCATCCGGCCGAAATTGGTGCATGGTGATCAAGCGCTTGATGCTGCATGAGCCATCTTTGTTAACCTGCAAGACACTCATGCCCTTAAACAATAGACTGTTGGCATTGGTCCATGTGTGATAGCTGACGCCGATCATGCCGGTCAATTGCAGACCTTCAAGCGATTCCACCGGGCTGTTGTAAAGCTTTGGCGCGGCGGCGGCAGCGACAATGGCGGCAGACTCCCAGGTACTGGTTGGATTTATTTCCAGCGACAGGTCAACGATGTGCTCGTAGTTTTTGGTTACGCCAAATGCAGCGGCCGCTGTGTAATCACCACGGTGCGCAGTAAATGCCCTAAAGCCCGCTTGAATAGGTGGCTGGTAACGGCGTTGGCTTTCGGTGTGCCATGCGGCCAGCGTGGCGGCGTCATTAATGCCCAGGGCCACGTAACGATACCAACGGCTATTACCTAAGATGGCCTCTAAGTTGCCCGGTGCCGGGTCGCCGGTACCGCCTGCCATCATGGCAAAGGTAAGGCCCAAGTTGGTGGGCATCAGCTCGTTGTATAAATTAAGGCGGATGTCGATGTTATTGCCGCATGTGCCTTTGTGGCGGGCCGTCAGCGTAACCACTGCACCCACTGCTGCAGCTGTCACTGGTATTTCGATGTCAGTAATGGCCCCCGCGATTGCCGTGGCAATTTGTGCCAGGGTCATGCTGGAGGTCACCCCCACACTGACCAGCTTGCCGGCAATGTACAACGCCAAGGTGCCGGCAACTGTGGCCACACCAGTCACCGTGATGGTACCGGTTGCCGCGACGCCAGCACCATTGTCGGCATACGGCAAAATGTAAACATCCAGGGTGGGGTCGATTGCCCGGTACCGTGCGGCCATTTGTGCCAGCATGGACCCGGCACCGGCTTTATTTTTGGCATCCGATACGCTGGAGATGGGTAACACCTCGCCGGTCGGCGCGGTGCCGGTCGCCAGCTTTTGGCCGACTAACAGCACCGCTGGGATGTCATTACCCAGGCCCGCTTGCGAGCCGTCAATCTCGATGTAAACACCGGGATACCGCAACGCCTGCGGAATGTTATTAAACGATATAGTCATAATGTTGCTCCGGTGTAAACCAGCTCGCTAAATGGGACTGGGTCAGGTAAATAATTGGTGATAAGGGCGTCAAACTCATAGTGATCGGCCCAGTAAAGATCTTTGTTAGTAACATCCAGCACGCGTCCGCCTTTAAATTTAACGGGCCGCACATTGGGCTCAAGCTCCCAGCCCTGAAGCAATTTGCGCACTGCACCCCGGTATGCCAGCATGATGTCGTCAGTTTCGCCGGGATAATGGCCTCGGGCGTTTTCTATAGCGATTACCACATCAAAGCCCAATGTTAAATTGGCTGCCCGCTCACCGGCATCGGTCTCTTTATCCGCACTGCGCACCACCCAAGCTGCTGGCAATGGCAATGCTTCAGGCTGTATCTTTGCGTATTCCGCCGCCCCATCAACCCGCCTAAACCACAACCGGGCAAACCCGACCGGCTTGGGCGTTAAATGCTGGATGAGTGGCGTTAACGAAATCACTACCAGTCGCTTGCCGTATCGGCACTGCTGTAACGGCGCGGGCTGCTGCTCATTAACACCAAATCCTCGGAGATAACGGGGTCAGTGGGTAATGCGGGTGCAGGCGGGATTAAGTTGATCTCGCCCTTGGTATGGCTTTTTAATGTATCAATTACGCCTTTGTAGGCGTTGTTGACATCATCAGTCATGCGCTCAGCGCCTTGCAGGTAATACAGCGCTACCGTTGAGGCCAGCCGGGCAATCAATGTAGTGGCTGCCGTGTCGGGTATGCCGTAGCTGAGCAATAAAGCCTCGGCATCTGCCAAGGCTTTATCAATGGCATCCATCGCCAAACCTATCGCCACTTGCTCATCGCTGGTATAGCCAGTGATAACGCCGCCTTCAATGGCAATGCGCATGGCCTCATCCGGCGGCATGGCTTTATCAGCCGGTACCGCCAGCTGTGCCAATCGCATGGCATTGCTGCGAGCTAACAAATCGGCGCGGGTTGCAAAAGGCATTACTCAGCGGCCTCCGTCCGGATGTCTGCCCATACCAAATCACGTAGACCAGACGACACGGTAACGCCGACAATTTCTTCAATGGCTTTAGTGCTGGGCCTACCGTCGACTAGCCAAAGCGCTTTATTGCCCTTATCGAGCTGGTTGATAGCGTCTTTAATTGCCTGGTTAGGGTCAGTCTCAGGCGCGGCTTCAGTAACCTCAACAACCTCCGGGGCTTGATTAGGGTCAGTCTCAGGCACAGCTTCAGCAACCTCAACAACCTCCGGGGCATCGCCACTGCTGTCCACTGTGGCTGATTCGGCACTGTCAATAACAGCATCTACCTGTGCCAATGCCCCATCCGAGTTGGTCGAGGGTGGGTTATTCAATAGGCCTACCGGCACGTCGTCTAAATTGGGCTTTAACACCCATTCAAAACCGTCTGGCGCTTGCCCAGATGGTTTGCCATCAGTTGTTGGCAGCTCTAATTCAGTTTCAACTGCCGCCGTTTCAATCTCTGTCGGGTCGCTCTCACTTACCTCAAGATAAGGGTCTTGTTCAATCGCGGCACGGTCGGCGTCATCAACATCAATCAATAGCCAAAGGGCGGTAAATAACAGCCCGGCACGATGGCGGCTTTCAAGCTGGCTGCGTGGGTTAACTCTTACGTAAATAGCCATGGTTAATCCCTTATGCAATGTATGGAGTGACTAACAACTCAACACGTTTGTAATTCGTGTTGCTCTCACCATTGGCCAGCTGCTCTTTTAATAGCAACGCCTCAGCTGCGACCCGGTTACTCGGTCCACAAACCAACAAGTTAGGAATAGTGCCCAATTTGATGCCGCCATCGCCGGTTTGGGACAACATGCTGTTATAAAGCAGGTCAAAATTAGCGGCAGTCAGGGCGATTTTGCTACCGTAGCAACACTGCCAAAAACCATACGCTGCATTGCCGCGCCATCTGCCGCCAAAACTAAATACGTCGTTTTCAAATACGCCTGTGGCATTTGCTGTGTTCTGCGACTCCAGTTTTGCTGCTAGGCGTTCTTGTAAGATCAATGCCGGGGCATTAGGAGCAAATAGATACCACTCGGCAAGCGCACCCGCTTGCACGTTTGACTTGGCAACTGCAACACCAGTGCCGTCAGCATTGGGATAAACCGGGTGATCGGTGTCGAAGAAAAATTGGTCGTCATAGCAGTTGGTTGACCAGCCCGCTGTTAATGCAGCAAAGATCAGCTCATCCTGCAATCGAGTCGCGGCCTCGCCATGGCCGTTGGCGACCATCGCGTAATGCCCAAAATCGTCGTCTTCAATTTCAGTACGTTGCACATCAATGGTGGCCTCGTATTTGTCATTGATAACGGTATAGGCTTTTTCCGCGACCGCTTTATGCAGCCTAGCGCCGACCCATTTTCTAAACGATGGCCATTGGCTCAGCCAGGCATACGTATTAGATTTGCTGGTGCTCTTCATCAGCTTCGCAATCGCTTTCCAATTACTGGGCGTATTGACCAGGCCTTTATCAAAATTGGTTTGCAGCGATGTTTTTAAAGCATCGATCTGCGCTTGTGTTAATGCCATGTGCTGCTCCTAATGGGTAATTAATGGGTAGTTAAGGGTAGTTAGCGTTTTTTTTCTGGGTCGCTAAAAACTCTTCTGCCGTTACGCCCAGTTTGGTGGCGATGTCGGCTTGCTCTTTTGATAGCGCCGCGGTGTTAGTTGTATGCTCATCCCCCGCTTGTTTGTTTAACAACGCCAGCGGGTTAACACTGCCTAGGTACTCGGTTAAATCCGCCAGGCTGCGTTTTTCCGCCCAGTCTTTAAGCGCAGGCGGCAAGCGGCCGTCAGTTAAAGCGGCTTTTACCAGGTCGGCCTTTTGAGTCTGCTCAACTGCTAACGCCGCCTGTGCTTTTTCAGCATCAAATGCATCGACCCTGCTTTTAAGCGTGTCGCGCTCAGTGGTTAATGCAGCCACCTGAGTGGATAGGCTGTCGCGCTCAATCGTCAGCGCGGCGACTTTGTTAGTTAAGCCATCGCGCTCGACGGTGAGCGCGGCTAGTTGGGCTGTATCTGGCATGTCAATCTCCGGGTTGGTAAGTGTGGGCAGGGAAAATCGTTTTGAAAGCGCGGCGATGTCTTGCTCGCCCAGGCTGTTTAGGCCATCTAAAGCGGGCGTATTAGTGAGGGCGACGGAGATAATCTCCAGCACCTCGCCAGTGCGTTCGTAGTAGTAAAAAACAGCACTGATGTAGCGATATTCTTTAGCAGCAATGTAGGCTTTGGCTTTGGTGGTCCAGTCGACGCCGGTTGCATATAAACCTAAACCATCCCGCCATTCCAAATCATGAAACCAGCCCGCCGCAATCACCGGCTGGCCATTCCACTCGGCGCGAAGGCTTTGGTGCTCATAGTCGATCAAGGTGTCGTTTTGCACATCGGCCATGCGGGCAATAACTGCCGCCGCAATGGTGGCGTCTAATTGCCAGGCGTCGGCATCTTCCGGACGACCATCAGTTGCGCGAAATGGGCCAACCGGCAACAGATGTGCTTCGGTAGGCACGCCGTTACCAGCGGTAATTTCAAACGCTAAGGCGGCAAGTTTGAGAGCGCGGGGTGTGGACATATCAGCCTCAATAAATTTGTTGAGGTGATTGTCCGGGGATTGGGGCAAAACAATAATGCTGGAAACGTTTCCGGCGGGCTGATATGGCGATTGAAGCAGAGGCGATTTAAGGCGTTTTTTGGCTTAGCTATACAAAGGCTTAATTAAAAATCTTCAAACGCGTGTGCGCTTTTTTAAATGGCTTGCTGGCGGTGTTGCGGGGCGTTTTGTTGGTGGGTTGGTATTGTTGGTTAATCTATTCCGCGTGGGCAGGTAAAGCGCTGCCCACCCTACGACTACGGATCTACTTCAAAATCACAACTTAGCGGATGGTTTGAGCAAAATTTGAATAGTGTCGTGGTTACCTGAACCAGGTTATAGCCGCAAATTGGGCAGGTCTCGTTTAACGTCTTATGTACACATAATCCGTTACCACAGTTTAAAACGTTGCAGGTATAGCGTTTTTTAATTAATTGCTGTCTGTTGTCGGTCATTGCTTTGTCCTAAAAATAAAAAAGCCCCGTCTCGTGGGGCTAGTCGGTCATGCGCTGGTGAGGATGCACCAGGGTGACTGCGGGTGTTTTTCGTCTCAACTCACCGCCCGCTGGAGCCGTCCAGGGTTATGACTGGATTTGTTCGTTGCTCCAGAGCAGCTCCATTTTTTGCGTGGTGCGGCGCAACTCAATTAGTACCGCGCGGCGCAAATAGGGCTTGGCTTGGGTAGAGGTAGCGCGCCATAGGTCCAGCAGGTCGGCGAGTTGCTCAATGGTTTGTTCAATTTCGTGTACGTGTGTTTGTGTTGTCATTGTGGCTCTCCAAATAAATCGGCCTGTTGCCAGTTAACGCCCTCACTGCGGATGTTGGTGATTTGGCGGCTGGATAGTTTGTAAATGCGGGCCTGCTGGGCGATGCTCTCCCGGTGAGAGTTATTGATAATGCAGGCGTTGCGGGCTTTGGCTAGCAGCTTGTCGGCTTTGGGGCACCACAGGCGGTTATTGCTGTCCAGGTGGGGCTGTAATACTTGTCTAAGCCGATTAAGCTCATCTACATCTAGCCCCAGTGCTTTGGGCTTATGCAGTGGGATGTGGATATTGATCCCGCCGTGATCCTGCAGCCACTCAGCCGCACGGGCATAGCCCAGCGCTTTTACTATCGCCCGCAATACGGGCGGCAGTGTTGCTAATAACTCAGGGTCTACGTCGGGAAAGTTCATTTATCTAGCCATCCATGCTTTAAGTGCTTCAATAATTGCCTGGCGTTCTGCATCGGTCAGGCTGTCCAGGTCGGGTACGTTGTGGGCGGTTTGCCGGGCACAAAAGGCCAGCAAGGCTTGACGACTGGCGTTATCAATCTTGCCCGCTTGCCCCAATCGCCCCCACAACTTGACCAACAGCGCTATTTGCGGCGATACCGCTTTAGGCTTGGCCGTTGGGTTGCTATCCCGGTAAAACGCTTTGTGCCGTGGCCAGCCGCGTTGCACGTAGTCATCCAGTACCGCGCCCAGTTGCGCCAGGTTGAGGCTGCTGGCAGTAATGCGGCCTGCGACCTCAATCGCGCCATGCCGGGACAATAATTGGCGATGGATGTCATCATCCCAGCCGGACAGGTTTTTCTCTGCCCAGCCTTTGGCGATGCCTACCAGTTGCCGGTAATGACGGATTAGGTCGGCCATGGCGTTAACCTTCTGCAGCCGCAGTTGGCTGGGCAAAATCAAACTCAAAATCAGCTGGAAATTCAGCGGCTGATATCGATAATGGGATGTTGGTTTTTACCCCTGCTGTACTTGTGTAAAACGCTTCGATAAACCAGCACGAGCGACTGGGTTTGTAAGATTTTAGGATGATGTCCACACCGTCTTTAAACTCAGCGCTGTTAAATTCGTCCGCCATTTTTTGCAGCTCAATTACACGGCTGGCCCGCAGGTTGCCTTTAGCATCTTTTTTTAGCAGCCGAAAAATGGTGTTGACCAGCTTTGCGGAGTCAGCATCTTTAGCCAACGACTTAATAAACGCGTTGACTTTTTGCACGCCGGAATGGCAGGTGTCGTCCCAGCTGTCGTTAACACGGTAGCCGATGGTGATGCTGTATTCGGCATTGCTAAATGTATGCGTTTGCTGCTGGTCTTTGATGTCAAATGCGCTGGCTTTTAAGGTCAGCACATCACGAAACAAATTAAAAATATGCGCTTTAACATCGGTCAAGTCGTCGCTGGTTTTGCGTAGTAGCACCACGGCTTCAGGCACTACTTCAGAGACTATTTTTTTATATGCCGCGCGGTTTTTTGCCTTCGTGTTAGCTTTATTAGCCAACAGATCGTGCAACTGTTGCTCAGTTAGATCTTCAGGGTTAATTGCAGTTGTCATTGTTATTACTCCGTTGTTGGTTGATGGTGTTTTTTTAATGCCCCTTTCCAATCAGGTGGGGGTTTGCTTGGGGTTTTCTCTGCTGCTTTTTGCTGCAGCTCGGCAACGGCTACCAGCCCGCCACCGACATTGCTTTTGTTGCGTTTTTGCTCAATGGCGTCTTGCTCCAACTTGGCGGCCGATTGCTCACCGCGCCCGGCGATCATGCTCAGTAGATAGCCGTTGCTTTTAAGCGGCAGCACTAACGTTGCTGGGCGGTTAACGACCAGCTTCATCATTTCCGCTTCCCACATGGTCAAGGGAGCCGCGTAGGTAATACCGTTGCGTTTGACCTGGGCGGCTTTCATCATCGGCACCAATTCAGCGGTTAACACCACCCGGCGACTCCAGCGCAGCTCTTGTTTAAGTGGTTTAAACAACTCCAAATATCGTAGCAACGCACCGATGACAGAGTTGGGTAGGCTGTTAAGCAGGGCCGTCCATTCGTTGCCCGCCAACATCTCCATGCCCTGGATGATGTCGATATCCTTGTTGCAATACGGACAGGGGATGGTGCAGGCATTGGTCATAACGTGCAGACCGCTAAGGCTTCCGGCGCTGTACCCTCTAGCCAACAGTAAATGACAATAGCCAGGGTAATCGACAGCGTCACCAGCCCGATGTGGGCAATCCGCAAGCGCCACCTTGTCCAGTGCAGCTCCCACATCTGCTTGTTGATAAAGTTGTGATTAGCATCCAGGCTCTTGCGGAGCTGGTCGATCGTGTAAGCAGCGGGTTTTTTATGGGTAAACATAAGGTCCTCCTAGTGGTGTAGTGTCGAGTGCTCAATAGTCGCGGCCGCGCGGCTTAATTCTTCGAGCCGATCGAGGATGTGCTTGGCTATTTCCGTGCCGATGGTAGTAGCGACTGTGGTGGTATTGCCCGACAGCATTTGCTCGGGGGTATGGACGGCATGGGCCTTAACTAAAATGCCCTTATCGTTGTCTTCTAATGTGATGGTAAAAATACTCATGCCGCTTCCTCCGTAGGGCCTGCGGGCAAATCCGCCCAGTGCGTAACTATTTGTAGACCGAGATGATTGTCATACAGAGAGCACCATTCGCCATCCTCGTAATGTCCGAGCCATATAGGCTCGCTGAGGATGGGCGCATAGATCAACACGAGGATGCATTCATCAGGCAGTTGCTCGTCTATTGGGTACCAAGTTATTGTTTCTTTTGTGCTCATGTGCCCCCCTAGGCCTTAGCCAGTGCTTGTAAACTCATGCCCTTAACGGCGACAAAATCGACCATCTCCACGCTTAACGCCCGGCCCTGCCTAAGCTGTTTAACCGCTGAAATCAATCCCTCAACCAGCATCCGCGCCGAGCCTTTGCTGTAGGCATACAGGCGGGCGATGACATCGTCCGGCACCTCTTCAGTGCCAAAGGCGGTTTGCACCAGGGCGGCGGCATCCTCGATGGTGATAATTGTTACTGTGGCAGGCCAAAACAGCGTGCGGCTGCGGATCTGGTCAAACTGGCCCTGGGCGGGTTTGATGATGCCGGACAGCGTTTCAGTGCCGCACAGCGTTACGCCGATATTGGCAATGTCACGCACCCGCCGGATGGTATCCAGCACATGTGGGGTAAGCGTTTCCGCCTCATCAACAATCAATAGGCTGTCGGTATTGGCCAGGCTGTTAATAATCATCCGGAACTTATCATCAATTGATCCTTTGCTATCGGCACCGGTTACCAAGCGCGCCAGTTGCTTAATCAGCGCCTGCATGGTCATGGTGGGCGTAGCTTCAATTAAGTACGTGTTGGGCGTGTTGCGCTGGTAATGGCGTGCTGCAAAGGTTTTGCCGGTACCTACGTAGGCTGACAAAATCGAAAAGTTACGATTGCGCCGGGCCATCTGGAAAGCAGTAGTCGCCAATCTAAACACGCTGGTTTCAACGGCTGTTACCGCGTCGGTCTCGGCCTCTTCAGCGTGTTGCATGGCGCTGACTACGCTAACCAATAGCTTGCCGGGCGAGGTAGCGTAACTGCCCTTGATGATTTGGTTCAGGCTGCTGGCCGATACGCGGGACAGCCGGGCCAGTGCGGCCTGGGTATAGCTGTGCTCAGCCAGCCAGGTTTTAATCTGTTCAATCAGCGCGATGTCGTCGCTGCTGTAATGCTCTGGGTAGTTGGTAGACATGGTTTATCCTCAGTTGTTTAAAAAATCATCCAGGCTAAAATCAGCGCTGGGTGTTGGGTTAGGTAATTCAGGTGTTACGGGTTGCATCAGTGATTGCGCGTTATCGACGACTGAGTCGACATCGATCACCAGCCCGGCGCGGGCATTGAGTTCGTCCATTTTCTTTTGGATGCGTTTTTGTTGTCCCACTACCCGCTCCTCGCGCTTTTCTTCCAGACGGTTAGGCGCAATCACATCAATGGCGTTAACCAGTACGGCATCACAGATCCAACGGCCGTCATCAGTGCGGATGATGGCGACGTGGTCATCCATAAGGTCATACTCCAGCACCACTTTTTGTTTATTGTAGGCATGCAGGTCAGGATGCTTATAAACACGCTTGCCCTGGGTAATGCTGGCCCGTTGTACCGTCAGTACCACCGATTGGCGCTTCATCTCGATCTCGCTGCTGACTGGCGGCAGTGGTGCCAGCTCTGCCCATAAAGAGGCTTTGCTGACATGCTTGTTTTCCGGATGCGGTCGGTTAGCGTAGCGGGCAATCCAGGCATTAAATGCATCGGTAAACTCTGCCAAAGTCGGCGGGATCAACTTGCCGCTCTTAACGTCCTTTGCCGTTTGGGCGCGGGCCTCATCAGACATGTCGTCACCGCAGTAAAACGCAGGCCGCCATACCTTCAAAAAGTCGCGCTTAACCTCAACAAAAAACCGCTCTATCCAGCCTTTGCCGTGTGGGTTGCCCGGTATGGCGTGGATAACCGTGATGTTATGGCGGGCATAAAATCCGGTCATTTCATCGCTCATCAGTTTGTTTTTATGGCCTGAGCCGTTATCCACGTATAAAAACAGCGGTACATGGTTCCAGCGGGCGAAGGCTTCTGCCCACATGTTTTGCACGGCAACGGTGCCTTCGTGCTCATCTGCCCGCCAGCCCACCGGCACCCGGCTGCGTAAATCGATAGAGCAGGTCAGCTCAGGCCGCCAAGGCCAATGGCCGTCGCGTGGGTTGGCCAGCAAGATGTCAGCGCAATAACCGTCAGCGACATAGACATCGCCAGGTAAGGCGTTATCCGTACACCTGCGTATGTATTGCTTTTCGGTCAGCCGGTACAGGTTTTTACCTATCCGCGCCGGGCTGTTGCGGCCCAGCATGGCCGGTACGCTGCTTAAGTAGCCGCGCACTTGCTCATAGGTGCAGGCATGCTTATCAACCTCGGTTAACAGCCGATGCACCACCGACATTTCCGGCTTACTGGGCGCGTTGTAATACTCCAATGCTGGGCCCCACCAAGCGGGTGTCTCTTTCAGCACTTTGCCCTTGTGTTCATCTAACAGTTCAACTTTACCGCCGCCCAATTTGACTACCCGGCGCCACTCGAATAGTGCAGAGCGATTTGGGTAGTCGCGGTTTGATTTGGCCGCTGTTTTTAACGCCGCTTGCAAATGGGTATTTAACGCGCCTATCTCTGCTTTATTAAGCAAGGTAGCGATGGCTTTGTTAGTGCTAAACCCTTCGTTTTCCATGGCAATAATGGCGTCGCAAATATCCATTCGCGCCACGGCAATGGCGCGCTGTTTGTGGCTGGCCTCATTCCATGGGTTGCGCTGACGTAGCGCAATCACCTGAGCAGTTGGCCTGACGGCAACGCTTGTTTTATCCACGCGCTGTAATAATGTGTTGGCTCTCATGACTCATCCTTAACCTGCTATTTACGTGGGCGGCCCGGCCCTTTAGGTTGGCTATCAATGCGCTTTTGCTCACGCGTGGCCTTGGCAGTCTCGTGTTTGCGCTCAATCATGGGATATTCCAACAGCCAGCCGCTGGCCTCGTCATCCGTCAAAATGTGCTTGCTTGTAATTGAGGTGGGCATGTCGTCAGGCATATAAACGCTGCGCCTTACCTTATCCAGCATGTCAGCGGCGCGTGCGGCGACCACATGTGCCGTTATCCATATCTGCTCTGTGCGCAACCGCCATTCAGGTTCGTTAATGTTTTCTTTTTCAGCGTCTTCAAATAACGCCCAAATGCTGTTTAAAGCCAATTCACACTCCGCTTGATAAGCAAGACACTCTTCGCGGACATGATGGGTTTGCGGTAAAAACTGATAGGCTTTTTCGCGGTGCTTCATCTTTGCTATCAAAGTATCTCGATACTCTATTTCTGCCTCGAGCCTTTTTTCCCGTAATGATCTGCTGCTTTCCATGTCACGCAAGCGTTGACGCAGATCGCGCACACTAAGCGTGTGTACATCGCCACTTGGATCGTCTAAAAAATCCTGTATTACTTCCGGGTCTGCACTAGCTAAAAGTTGTAGTTTTGTTTTTCCGATTGAAAACACTTTTCGGCGGTTTTCTTCAGGCAGGCTGGTATAAAACTTTGCAGTTTTCATCAGTTCATAAGCGCGTTGATTTTCAACACCGTGCTCTTTAAGCATTTTTAAAAAGTGACCGTTTTCGGCTTCTGCATGTGCCTTAAGCAGCAAATATCCCGCCTCAAGAATTAAAGTTGCGGCAGAGTTTTGAGCTACAACAGCGCGGTTAACATAATCTGAAACGGTGCCTGATAACACGATGCCTAACGACTGAGCGACGCTCTCATCCTCATGACTAAAGTCATTAATTACAGTTCCCGAACGTTCGGGAACTTTTTCTAATTCACTCGCCATTACTGTCTCCTTGTTTTGCTCTTTTAAGTAGTGATTGCTCAATGACTTTATCTAACTGGACTTGTCTAACTTTTAATTGGAGGTGCTTCGTTTGAAAGCTTGCTAGTTTAAAAAGCTTGTTAACCAAAGCAGCTGAATCACCTAATCGGTCTATCAACTCATTTGCAGCCTCTTCAAAAGAGGCGCTCTCTTCGCAGGTACTGGCAAGCATATTCAGCCACTCAGCAAAGTGTGATAAGGACTTCTTTTCTTCTATTGCTTGGCTTTTTGCATCCGCTACTAAAGAGGCGATATTTAAATCACTCATGCCGCTTCTCCTGATTTAATACCTAATGCCACAGCGACTTTATGAGCCTCTCCAGACCTGCCTTTATTAAATCCATTAACCACGGCAACCACTGTTTTGGGGTTGAAGTTGTTCGCTTTAGCCCACTCTGAATACCTCTCGCCTCTTTCCTCGAACTGTTTCTTTACTTGTTCTCTAGTCATTGATAATCTCCGTTGATGTAGTTTACTGGTGCTTATCGTAGTGAAGAAATCTTCACGTGTCAACATACAAACAGGAATATTTCTTCATGAATGCAGGCGAAAGATTAAAAGAAGAGCGGGAGCGATTAAACCTCACGCAAAAAGCTATTGCTGATGCAGCCGGGACAACCTCACGCACACAAATTTCATATGAGGGGAACGGCTCTCCACCCAAATCAAGTTATCTAGCGAAGGTGGCTTTGCTTGGCGTTGATGTTGGATATGTAATAACTGGTATACGAGCTGAAAACGTTGCCCACACGCCAACGGAATTGGGCTATCTACGACACTGTCGACTATTGGCAACCAAGGGGCTGGAGATTCAAGGGCTGAACGGATTGGTGTTTTTGCGTGAGTCTAACGGCATATCGATTGATGACATGCCCAATACCTACCAACAGACGGTCCAGCAGGTCAGCATGATAGCGGGGACATACACCGTGCATGAGGATGGGCCGGAGTATGGAGACGCCGAAGGGATAAAAGAATAATGCAAAACAGCATCCCCCTTACTTTGCCTGGGCATACGTTTGTTGATCAATTGCAATGGCTTGAAGCATGGGCCTGTTTGCCGGAAGGCATGCTCTCGAATGCAGCTGAGAAACTGGCTGCGGTCGCTAACGAAGGCGCGGAAAAAATGGTTCCAGTCATATTGGATAGCGTGAATCATCAAGCGTGGTCGTGGCCTGCTTACGATGCTTATCTGGAAGCTGATGGATTCACATATAGCGGCAACCGATTAAAGGATATGGCCGAACAGATTTATCATAAGTACCGTACCAACAAGATGGCGATATACCGAAAATCGCAAATGGAACCGTTAAAACACTTGCGCCCATTTTGGAAATTATCTGGTCGGTGTGCGTCGTCTGATAAGCGTTTTGATGATGCAATTATTACTAAAGCAGCTGATGATATATTTTGGAATACAGGCTGCCTACCATGGCATTGCGATCAATTAGATTGTCGGTGCCGAGTATCATCACATACAGAAAGCGAAATAAAGGAACCAGTCTAGTAGGGTGGGCACTGCTGTTCGTGCCCTCATGGAATAAAATAGTAAGTAGGATGGGTAGAGCATCCTACTGGAGATAAACAATGACTCAAGAAGCAACGCAACCAATAAATAAGCGGCCTAGTTGGCAACACATCGGATTGTTTTTAATCCTAATGATTGCTGTCAATTTAATTTATGACGCGAGTAAAAAGTATATTGCTCTGCGCGCTGCGCCAGTCAGTGTTGAGGATGCCAAAGATAAAATGGTTGGTGTCTGGACATACGCTGAGCCGTTGGATTTTAGCAATGACCCATTCCCATTTGAGTGGATTAAATGGGATATCCAGGCAGATGGCACTATGACAATATGGCATACCAGCCCCACCAGTAATGACTGGGGGACTGGCGAAACAATCCCATATCAAATAGTCAGCGATAAATATGCCCCTACCGGTGAGCGCTGGTTTGGTATTGAGGCCCCCAACGGCTATACCGTAGGGGTTTATGAGGGTGGTCATATCGTTTTGCACATGCGTCCGGCTGCAAATACAAAAACTGGCACGATGCAACGAGGTGATAGCGACCCATTTACGAGATAACCTGTTAATTCCGGCAAGGTAAGTAACGCTGTTCCCTACGCAGAATAAATCGGTGGGCAATAAAGCATGGACCACTACATTACTCGATAACTATAGATACCTAAAAATGAAACACTTACTTAAGCTAACGACACTAATTTTAATTGCTCAAGTTTTCCTATCATCTAACGCATTTGCTAAGGGCAGAGAGCCATGCTCAGGAAAGAAAGGAGGGATATCGCATTGCGCCGGGACTAAATTTATTTGCAACGATGGCACGGTAAGTAAATCAAAAAAGTCATGCACAAAAGGATAACTATATAGCGTGGGCGTCGCTGTTCATGCCCACGCGGAATAAATTTTTGGGTAATAAAGCGTTGCCTGCCTATTTATTAGCTAATCGTCATCTTCATCATCTTCGTCACTATTAGGATCGTTGGTCAGACATTTGAACATCCATTTTGCTGCTAGTTCTAGCTCTAGGCATTGGTGTTCAAGATCAAAGTCAGCGTGGAAATCAGTGCCGGGTTGTACGGTATCTAGGCTCTCTATCATGTGTTGACAACGATCGCGCAGTTCGTTGTGGATTTTTTCTTTAAATTTTTTTGATATTTTCATAAGGAGGCTCCTATGCCGATTATTCGTAAGTCTAAGGTTATTGATTATTCAAACTTGCTGCGGACACAATCCGAAGCATTGTTGAATTTGTTGGATGGCGCTGAACCAAATTTGAATATTTGGGATCAATTCGCTATTAGCGAACAGGATTACCTGACGCAATTTACTGAAATAAATCCGATATATCTCTCCTCCTCGATTAGTGCGCTTGAAGCTACCCTCAAGCAATTGAAAAAATTAGAGCGTTATAAGGAACCTAAGCTGCATAAGAAAAAATGAAGCAAGAATTTAATAGTGGGCAATAAAACGCTGCCCACCCTACGTTATTACGCTATCAATTTGTTATAAGCATCCTGCATGGCAATGTTGTAGGGCGTGCGGCCGTATTGCGCGGCGATGCCTAGGTAGTTGCTGCCGTTGTAAATGGTGGCCACGCGGTGCCAGTCTTTGTTTATCAGCGCGGTATGCAAGGCGATATCGGTTTTTATAAATTCAATCAGGGCTTTGATTTGCTGCAGTTCGCTGCGTTTAAAGTCGTCCCACATTGCGCCTACCGACGCATACCCCAAGCGTTGCCAGTGCAAACCCATGATCTGCGGCAGGCCGATTGATGTGGCTTGCATCGCTGCATCGGCATCGAGTGCAAAGGCGTTATTAAAAGCGCGCCACTCTTTAGCTTGCACGTCGACCTTGTTAATTGACCATAACCCACTGGGTGCAAAAGGGGCCTTTTTCTTAAACCATTTGGGCTCAAATTGGATGATGAGTTTGCCGGTGGCTACATCAAAGCCACGGCCGCCTGATTCAACGGCGATAAATGCTAACAATATGGCGGGCTCTATTGCTGATTGGCTGGCGGTTAGGGCTGCGTTAACAGTGGCTGTTAGTCTGTTCATGGTTGCCTCGTTGGGCAGGCTCACGGGGAGCCTGCATTGTGTAAAAACCATTGCGAGCACATCCTCACAATGGTTAGCTCATCACTAATGCAATCAGGCTAATAATGGTCGCGATGATGAATATGGTCTGCATGCTCATGGTCAGTCCTTTAATAACACGCCAAGGCCGCCGGCAACACCCGCACCTAATGCTAATAACGGCTGAATATCTTTGCCTAGCCACCAACCAATAATCCCCAATACAAAAACACCAATCCAAATCGCGCCGCGCTTGGTGGAGCTTTGGCTCCAGTCGATGCCTATTTTGTCCATATCAAACCCCCAATAAATAGTGTGCGATCAACATGATCAAAACAAAATCTTGCGCGACACCGTAGATAAGCTCACTGCGCGACCAGGTATCGGATACCAAGCCGGGGATGGTGAATTTTGTCTCTTGTGCTAGCCAAATAGATACCGGCCAAAACAGGGCTAAAAACACGATGCCGACGGTGACCTCAATGGGGTTTAATGCCCAGGCCAGTGGCCCGAGTGTTGGCACCCACCAATAAACGCCCCGGATGATTAAGGCGGTAATGTTGTAGCGCCTGACGTTGTCAGCTAATGAGCGCCCCTGTGATGGGTAGTTAAACGCCACTATTTTTTCGGCCAACCAGGCGATGCCATTGTTGCGGCCCTCTGCGCCGATAAAGTCGCGGCCGTCGATGAGTCCGCCGATCCAATCACCCCAGCCCCATGACTCCCCGGCAATGTAGCCGATGGCCACTGCCAAGCCGAGATACGGGTTGTCGGTAATAAAGCCAAACAGCAAACCAAGTAACACGCCCACCACTTTAGCCATCCAGCTCCAGGTACCGCGCAATCTATGTAATATCGTCATCATTTGTAACCTCCACAGTAGTAGTCTCTAAAAGTTTGTTCACGGGCCTCAGTCTCTGAGATGCCCGCCATTGTTTTAATGCCGACACGCTCGGTAAAGCGGTGGGCATCATCATTGGTTAAGCGCTGTTGTATTTTGTCCAGCCGGGCTTTTAGCCAGTCGCTGTCAGTTATTTGTGTGGGCAGTGTTTGCAACGCAGTAACCCGATTATTTTTTTTTCGATGGTCATCGCGCCAAAAATAGCCGCTTTAATTAACAGCACGCTACCGATGATTAGGCCAAGCGCCAAGCCGATTTTGATAAGTGCGTGTAATGGGGCCATGTGGCAATCCTATTTTGTTAGCAAAAACAATACGCCAACCCCCGCTAATTGCCCTCGCTGGAAACGTTTCCCGGCTGATCAAACCCCTCGCGCGCGCGTAACCTGCAAGCTCGTTTTGGGAGTTGTTATGACACGCATTTATTTAGCCGGACCGATGTCGGGCCTGCCCGAGTTTAATTACCCGGCATTTAATGAGGCCGCAGCGCAGTTGCGAGCGCGTGGCTTTATTGTTGAAAACCCTGCGGAAAACCAACAACCGCCGTGCGGTAGCTGGGAAGGCTATATGCGGCTGTCATTAACACAGATGCTGGCCTGTGATTGCGTGGTGTTGCTGCCGGGTTACCGAGCATCAAAAGGTGCCAGCGTTGAAAACCTGGTCGCCAGCTATTTAAAGATCCCGCGCTACTCAATCGATGAGGCATTGCAGTTTGATTACAAGTTGCGGGACAGATGCGCTAAACAAGCAGAGGTAACAAAATGAATTTATTAGCGATTGTCGCCCTATGTAGCGCGCTGCTAGGTGGCGGGTTTAGTTGGTTGGTGAGTGGCTGGATCAACAGCGTACAAATGGCAGCGATTAAAACTGAGCAAGCTGAAGATGCCGCGATTGCCGCGCAATTGTCGTTAGAACGTTTGTCTGCCACCCAAGCCAAGGCGGATCTGTTGTCTAGCCGCCTGGCAAAAACAGAATTTCAGTTAACCCAAACCACCCTGGAAAAATCCGATGCTATTAAAAAGCTTACTACCGGCCGCGCTTGCCTTAACAGCGCTACTGTCGGGCTGCTCAACCGCGCCCGCGAAACTACTACTACTGCCGTGCCCGAGCCCCCCGGCGCATCTGTTGCAGAAAGTACCGCCATTGCCACCGATACCGACGTCGCCGGATGGATTGCTGCCGCCCAAGGCAGTTACGAGACCTGCCGTGCCAGGCTAAACACGCTAATCGATTTTGAAACTACACAGGATGACCGCAAATGAGCGAGCAAGCACCGGTCGATAACGGCCAAATTATGCACAGCATCGGACAGCTGACCGGCGCAATACAGTCCATGCACCAAGGCTTAACAGCGCGTATTGAAGATATTAAAGACGACATTCGCCGCCTGGACAACGCAAGCAACGCGCGAATGGACCGCATTGAAGAAAACATGGTCCGGCAAATCCACGAGCAAGGCGACAGCACCAATAAACGCATTGATGGCTTGGGCGATCGGGTGTCATCGCTGGAAAAAGAAGACAAGATCATGATCCGTGAGATTGCCAAATACTCAGCCATGGGTGGCGGTGCCTCGGCAGCACTGGTGGCTGGCGTGGTTGAGCTGCTGAAGCGCATCTAATGGCACATTCTCACGAGGTCCGTGCGCAACTCCGTAGGCTCTATATTGAAGGCATGCCGCTGTCGGGTGCTGCTATCAGCTGCAGTGTTAACTACGACAGCGCCAGGCAGTGGAAAGCGGCGGCTAAAGCTAAAGGTGATTGCTGGGATGCGGGCCGCGCAGCGTATCGCATCAGCGAATCTGGCATTGATGATCTAAACAAGCAGCTGGTGGAGGATTTTGCACGGCAGGTGATTACCACCACGCGCGAGCTGCAAGAGTCGACCATTCCGGCACAAGCCAAGGCACAGTTGTTAGCGCAGTTGGCCGATGCTTATGCCAAGTTTAGCAAGGCTTTCAGCCGAGTTAATCCGCAGTTTAGCGGGCTGTCGGTGGCATTAGATACGTTAAAAACCATCGCTGATCATCTGGCTAAAAAAGACCCGGCAGCGTTGCGTGTGCTGCAGGAACACCTTGAAGACATTGGGGCTGTGCTGGGGAAAAGGTATGGCTGAATCAAATAATGTAGGGTGGGTTAGCGATAGCGTAACCCACCAATCCTTTGACAAAAACGCGAGGTGTGTATGTCGCCAATTATGAAATATTTTAAATATGAACACCTGCCAGAGCATTTGCAGGAAATTAGCAAACCCTTTGGCGACTTAGCCAGGCAGATGGATGAAGCATTGCCAGACGGAGCAGAAAAAAGCGCAGGCCTGCGCAAGCTGTTAGAGGCTAAAGACTGTCTGGTGCGGGCTAAGTTGGGATAGTCACAGCTCATGTCCGAAACCATCGATATCCAAGACGTCCGCAACTGGCGCGAGTTTGAAAAAGAGCTGGCGTTACTCGGCGAACAGATCCGTAATCAAATCGAGCTGGAGTGCGAGGCATTTGCAACCGACCCCGCCGAAAGCGCCCTTCGACGTGATAAAGCCAAAGTTGATTATGGCTTCTTCTGCAAAACTTACTTTCCGCACTATGTACCGACGGCGCATTTCAGCCTGTTCCACCAATTCATTTTTGAGCGTTTCCCAGCAATCATAGACGGTGCTGCTGACGGCCGCGAAGTACACCAAGCACCGCGTGGTGAGGCTAAGTCGACCTACGAAACCCAGCTGGGCTCGTTGTGGTGCATCGTCACCGGTCGCAAGCACATGATCGGGATCATCATGAACACCGAAGAGCAGGCTGCGGAAATGCTGGAAAGCATCAAAGCGGAGCTGGACACCAACCCGCGCCTGGCGATGGACTTTCCGGACGCTTGCGGTCGTGGCCGGGTGTGGCAATCGACAACAGCTATTACTGCCAACAATATCAAGGTGCGCATCGGCGGTACCGGCAAGAAAATCCGGGGTATGAAGCACGGCCCGCACCGGCCTGACTTGATCTTTTTAGACGATCTTGAGAACGATGAGAACGTTAAAGACAAAACCCAGCGCGACAAGGTGCAAAAGTATGTATTAAGCGCGGTGCTTGGCTTAGCCGGGCCGCAAGGCGGTATGGACGTGTTTTGGGTGGGCACCAGTTTGCATTATGACGCGGCGATCAATCGGGTGAGCCGTGCGCCGGGTTGGCGGCGTCGGGTGTTCCGCTCGATTCTGAAATGGCCAGATCGGATGGATCTTTGGGACCAGTGGGAAGCGCTGTACACCCGCAGCGGCGAAGATGACGAAAAAGAACAGTTCGAAGCCGAGGCGCTGGCGTTTTACCAAAAGCACAAGAAGTCGATGGATGCCGGTGCGGTATGCAGCTGGCCAGAAGTGCGGCCACTGTACCGGTTGATGTGCATGCGCGCGGTCAATCACGACAGTTTTAGTCAAGAGCAGCAAAACGAAGCAGGCAACGACGAAAACGCGCCGTTTAAGGATATTCAGTTTTGGGTTAACAGGCTATCTGATTGGGTTTTTTTCGGTGCGATTGATCCGTCCCTAGGCAAAAAAGGCACGGTCAAAGGCGACCCGTCAGCCATTTTAGTGGGCGGTTTGGATCGTAAAAAGATGGTGCTGGATGTGTTGGAAGCTGATATCGCCCGCCGCGTGCCGGATTTGATCATCAGCCGCGCCATCGATCTGCAGGCGGAATACAACTGCGTAGCGTGGTCTGTGGAGGCTGTGCAATTTCAATATTTTATGTACACCGAGCTCATCAAGCTGGCTGCGCTGCGCGGCATTGCGTTTCCAGGGATTCCTGACACACCGCATACCGACAAGTCGTTGCGGATATCCAGCATGCAGCCGCACATCGCCAACGGCCTGATCAGATTGCATCGCAATCAAAGCACATTAATCGAGCAATTAAAATTTTACCCTGAGGCCGACCACGATGACGGCCCGGATGCGCTGGAAATGCTATGGCGACTGGCTCAGCAATTTGGCGGCGAGTGGGAATATACATCGGCGGGTAATAGCCGCAACAAACGGCGTTCGACGAGTCGTCGAAGCACTTATGAAGAGGATTGGGATGATGATTGAAACCGCCTTGCTTGTAATTAGTAGTGGTTTGATCTGTTCTTTTGTTTTTCTTTAGGTTGAACTCAATAGGCGTTTAGCAATGATTGAAACAGATGATCGTGAATATTACGAGGGCCAAGAAGCCTATAGAAATGGATTAGACGAAACTGACAATCCCTATATAAAAGACACTCTGGCTCATGATGATTGGTTTAGCGGTTGGTACGAAGGAGTAAATTTCAGTGATTAAACAAGCCAAGGCCGCATTGGCCAAGCTCACCCAGGTCAGCAAAAAAGGCCTGGAAACCCTGCAAGCCGGTGCTCGCTCCACGCAAAGCACAGCGCTTAATTATATGAGCGTTACCACGCTTGACCCCACTAGGTTGGCGGCGGCGTTTGCTCAGGCCGACCAGGGATATATCACCGACCAAGCTACCCTATTTGAGTTGGTAGAGGAGCAAGACCCGCATATTTTTAGCGAATTGGGCAAGCGGCGGCGGGCGGTGACTGGGCTGGGTTGGCAATTGCACCCGCGTGATGATGCTAATCAAGCCGAGATTGACCGCACCCAAGAGCTGACCGATATGCTCAATAACATCCCAAGATTTGAGGATGCGCAATACGATTTAACCGATGCGATTGGCAAGGGCCTGTCCATCCTGGAGTTTGACTGGCAAACCGGCAGTGAGTGGCTACCCAAAGCGCTCAACTGGGTGCCGCAACGGGATTTCAGAATTGACATCAAGACCGGCGAGTTGATGTATTTAAAAAACAGCCTGCCGGAGCCGCTCCGCGAGTGGGGCTGGGTAGTGCATGAGCACCGCGCCAAGTCTGGATATATTGAGCAAGCTGCATTGTTTAGGGTACTGGCCTGGACGTATGCCTATAAAGCCTACAACATCCGCGACATGCAGCGGTTTTTAGAGGTGTACGGCATGCCGTTGCGCCTAGGTAAATATCCCAGCGGTATTGGTAAACCGGAGCGCGACCAGCTGCTTAGGGCCGTGCGCAATTTGGGCAACGATGGCGCGGGCATTGTCCCCAGCACGATGACGATTGATTTTGTCAGCGCGCAGGCCGGTAAAGTGGAAGATTTTTTAAACGCCACCGAGTATTGGGAGCGCAAGCAGTCGCTGGCTATTTTAGGCGGCACGTTGACCAGCCAGGCTGACGGCAAAACCAGTACTAATGCGCTGGGCCTGATCCATGACAAGGTGCGCCGCGAGATTATGTTGCATGACGTTCGGCAGATTGAGCCAACCATGAACAGCCAGATCATCAAGCCGATTGTGCTGTTGAACGGCATGTTTGCGCCTGACCGTATGCCGGTGCTTAAGTACGACACCGCCGAGTCAGTCGATCAAAAAGCGATGGTTGATGTGCTAAAAATTGGCGCTGAGCTGGGCATGGAGATCGATGTTGATTGGGCGCATCAATCGTTACAGATACCGCGAGCGGGTAAAGATGCCAAGATTTTAACAGCGAGCGGTAAGACGGCTGTTCCGGCGGCTAATGCTGCATTGACAAAGCTGGCGGCGTTGGCGGCGCAAAAAGGTGGGGCTGACGACATTACCGCAGCCTATAGCGCCCAATTGGCCGCGCTATGTGTACCGCATGAACAAGCAGTAATTCAACAGATTGCGGCGTTGGTGGCTGAGGCTGGGTCGTTTGATGAGGCGATTGCCGGGATTGAGGCGTTAAAGCTGGATGGTTCGGCATGGGCCGAGTCGGTAGCGTTGGGGTTAGCGGCAGCTAATTTGGCGGGGCGGGATGATGTTAATGAGGGTAGGTGATGAGTGATTTTATATGTCCGCATTGTAATGCGTGGATCTATGCTCCCTTGCCATGTGAGGCAAGGGAAACCAGTAACCCGGTCGCTTTGGCTGCGGATTGTCCGAAATGTGGAAATGAATATGAATTTACAAAGACCTCGATAGGTTATTACCAAGTCCGAAGACCTTATCAAATCGATGCCGCCTATCCTGATAGGTGGAAACAGCCAAAGTTTAATCTACCGCTACCAGATAAACATCGGAGTAAAAATCATGAAAAATGACTATACAACTATGACCGATGATGAGTTAACGGACATTAGGCATGCTCTCGCGGCAGAGTATAAGCGCCGGGAAGCTGAGCCTAAAAAACCCGTTTATATAGTCGATGGCATAGCATACAAAAATGTTAATAAAGCGCTAGATCAATTAGTCAGCGACATTTCATTTTGCCAAAAATTTGAGCTTGGTCCATCTGTATATTTTGAAAGATCAATGGATGAAGGCCCTGTTTTTTTTGGTCTGAAAATAGCGTTTTTGTCTCTATCTGAGTACAACTCCAGGGCTGCTGAAGTCTATGGCTACTAACACCTCCCAATTGCCATTCCAAGAGGCAATCGATTTCTTAAAAAACAAAACTAAGCTGCCAACATCCGGCTGGACGGACATTTGGCAACAACAACACAGTCATGCCTTTGTTGTAGCTGGGGCGGCGCAAGACGCCTTGGTTGAGGATTTTTATAACGCGATCATCCAGGCCAAAACAGTGGGCGGTGGTTATGAGGAGTTTAAGCAGTCGTTTCAAGACATTGCCACTAAGCATGGCTGGTCATACAACGGCGCGCCTGGCTGGCGTAGCAAGATTATCTACGATACCAATATCACCCAATCATATAACGCCGGGCGGTGGCAACAGATGCAGGCGGTTAAGCATCTACGGCCGTATGTCGAGTACGACCACACCTCTATTGAACACCCTCGATTAGAGCATAAAGCCTGGGATGGTCTAGTTCTGTCTATTGATGATCCATGGCTGGATACTCATTCACCGCAAAATGGGTGGTTATGCCAATGCAGGCTGCGCTCACTGACTACAACTGAGGCTGAGCAAAAGTGGCAGTTGCGCGGTAAATCCGGCCCCGACCAAGCGCCCCCGATCGAGTGGCAAGATAAGGTAGTCGGTAAAAACGGCAGTAACCCACGAACGGTGCGAGTGCCGAAGGGCATTGATCCAGGCTTTGCTTATAATCCCGGCAAAGCCTATCTGGAGCCGCATACCGTGCCGCCATTGACGGGTTACGATGCAGTGTTAAAGCAACGTGATAAGTCGTGGCCGACCGGGTTTAAGGTGCCCGATGCGCCTGCACCGACTAAAGTATCGCCTAATATTTTATTAGCTCCAGATATCGCTACTAAAGATGCAGTTGACGAGTTTTTAAGCGTGTTTGGTGCAACAATTGATGCCGGTGTCGCATTTGAGGATGCTGCAGGTAGTACGCTGGCAATCACTAAGGCATTGTTGGCAGATGTTGATAGCAAGCATCTTCAATATCTCAATTTAATGGCGATGGCAATAATTGAGCCTGACGAAATTTGGTGGGTTTGGGTAAAAGATCATGCTGACAATGGCCTATGGCGGCTAAAGCGCCGATATTTGCGGGCGTTTACGATTAATGGTGTAAATGCCTATGTTGTACCGGTGTTCGAGTGGGGGCGCACCGGTTGGACGGGATCGGCCACCGTGTTGTCAACTGCTGAGGGTGCCGACTATTTCGACAGCCTGCGCAATGGCCGCCTGGTTTATAAAAAATGACCAGCGCTACTCTATATATATGGGCGGTAATCGATGCAATTTGAGATTGAGTTTAATGATGACCATCTGCGCCGGATTATGGAGGCAGTTCGTAGAGAGATAGCAACGCCCCAAGAGATGTTAGGTAGTATCGGTGAGTCGTTATTTAACGCTAATCAAAAGCGCCATGATGCTGGCAAAGATCCTGAAGGCAATGCGTGGACGGAATTATCATTAGCAACATTGGCTCAAGGTAAGCGCAAAGGTGGTCCGCTTAAAAAAACAGGTCGCATGCTGGCAAGCTTTCATTATTCAGTTAATGGTAACGAGTTGATTTTAGGATTTGATGAGTCACGAGTTCAAGGCAAGTTGCCGGGGATTCATCATTTTGGTACTGAGCGTAAAGGTCGTCATCCTGGCATCCCAAAACGGGACTTAATTGGCTTCCCTGATTCTGATAAAAAGATTGTTACTGATGTGACTATTGACCATTTAACCCGTGTTTTAAATCGCGTTAGATAATCAATTAAATGCTATTTAAATAGGATTAATACCCCAATCATAGATTTAATTAATCCTATTTTTAGCTGTAAATTTCCTGATATATCCCCCAATCTGTCCGGAATTCAAGAATTTTTTGTTTATGGCTTAATATCAGAGTTTTCGTGGCTTCCGTGGGTTTTTTGTTTGTTTTTTCTATCCGTTTTCTACCCCCTCCCTACTCTGATGTCCACGCTTCCGCTGAAGCTCT